CTTTAACTCCGGATAAATGATTACTCATACAAAATGATGTATCATAAAAATGGAATCCGGTAAATGATTCGTCAAAATTAGTTTTTAAATTACTTTTTTTAACAGCAAAGAAAACTCCATCGACAATAACGGAATCTATAATTTTTGACCCAAATGGTTTATTATATTCAGATAACCATTTTTTACCTTCGTGTTGGTGATAAACTTGACCAATCATCTCTCCCTGTATATCCCACCATCTTCCTGAACTAGGATAATATGATGTCCCGGCAACACCTAAGATACCATACTCAGGTTTTTTAACAAAATGCTCTAAAACTCGTTTACCCCAATATTCTTTTTCAAAAATAATGTCGTTATGACAAAACACAACAATATCATTAACGGATTCATTTAAACCTCTGTTATAAACTTCAGTTAAACTATATTGATTAAAGTTTGTGTATTCTAAAATTTGAACATTTTTTAAACCAACTGTTTCTAACAAATGTTGTTTAAATTTGTTATTATAGGTTTCGTCTTTATGTGTTGAATAAACTACTGTAATCATACTATTCCTGTTGAACCAAATCCGTTGGCTCCACGTTATTTTTTATTTATTTCGTTTACTTGGTTTAAATCAACCCACGCACCGTTAACTACAGGACAAACAACCGCTTGTCCAAACTTCATACCCTTAGGTATTTTAACTTCGGTTGGATTTGTATTGAATATAATACCTTTAACTTCTCCGGTGTAACCACAATTATGGATTAAATGATTGTTACAGAAAAAATTATGATTATTTTCAACGGTAATATCATAAGTTTGTTTTCTTGTTTTTGAAATTTTAAGTATTTTAGTTGTTTTCATTTATAAATTGTTTTAATTCGTTAACACTATAAAATATTTTATAGTTAGAGTATATTTTTTTTGTGTAATGTTCTTTAACATCAACCTCTTCGGTGTTCCAACCTTTCATTTCTATAATATAGGTCTCGCCGTTATGAAATTCAATTAAAAAATCCGGAACATAATGTCTATTTAGATTATTGTAAAAATATTTAATTCTAATTCCGTGTTTATTTGTCCAACTTTTTATGTTAGAAGATTCATCAAACAATTTCATAGAATCTAATTCATAAGAAGATGAGTATAAAAAAACTTCATTTATCTTTGAGGTGTATTTTCCTGTTTTATATTTATTTGATTCATTAGAGATAATACCATCAGCGTAAAGTTTGGATATTTTTATAGACATTTTTTCTCTAAATTCTATCGATTTATCACATCTCCCATCATTTAATACTTTTTTAATAGAATCGATTGTTTTTTCTCGGTATTCATTATTTTCCCATCTTTTTTTACTAGTTTCCGATATCTTATCAATTCGTTCTTTAGATACCACCCATTGTTTATATTTTTCAGTTTTAGACCATTGAGTGAATCCTGAGAATAATTCCGGATTTTCTTTATGTTTTTTCTTTAAAGTTTCAGACATTTTTTCTTTAAATATTGGGTCTTGATGTGTAATTCTTCTAATTTTAATTTGAGATTCTTTATACTCAGGTTTACTCCAATTTTTTTTGGCTCTATCCGACATTTTTAATAGTTCGTCTTCTGATTTAACTTTTGCTCCTTCAAACATTTTTTTATACTCATCAGATTTTAATTGATGTTCAAACTTTAAATGTTCAACGATTGAACAGTTTTTTTCCACACCACAAATTAAACATTTTACCATAATACCCTTTATCTTTATTGATAAATAGTATACCGGTTAAGAAAAAACAATAATCTCGTCATTTTCTTTTATATCCTTAGCTAATATTAAACCTCTTTTAGTATAAACAACACTATTTGGGGTGACTTCTAATATTCCATTTTCAGTTTCAAAAATTATAATTTCTTGTTCTTCAGTATTGAAGATATTGATAATAACGTCTTTTTCAATTTCTAATGTCTGTTCATTAAACGAAAAAACCACATCATTAAGATTTAATTCATTTATTGTTTTTTCACCACTAATCGTCAGTATTTTCATATCTTCTGAAAAACAATCAACTGTTCCCGGTGAGTTTAAGACCATAAGTCCTTGATTAATGGCTAATCCACTTTTTGTTCTAACTTGTATCTCAAAACCGTCTTTAATGTCGAAACATAATCCACTAGGGACTAATGCTCGACCAAAGGGTGGTATAACTATATCTTCAACAGAATGTAAATCAAAACCTGAATCACTACCATAATTATATTTTGGATGAACAGCGTCAGGATGAAGTATTTTATAAGGTAAATCTAATTTACCATTACTCTCAACCATTTTTTGTTCAATGTCCTCTAAATCAATATCCATTTCTTTTAAAATGTCGTCATAATCTACCTCACCTGTTTCAGATGAAAAAGTTTCTTGTAAATTAAGTAATCTATCCCTTAATTTTGCTAATTCTTCAAAATTATCCATTATTCTAATTCTTTTAATTTTTTTATTACATCGATTAATACCAATACATCACGTTCGCAGTAAGCGGTGATTTCAGGTAACATATTTTGATTCCAATACGCGTCGTGAACTTTGTCTCCGGTAACATCACCTTCTTTTGGTGAAGGAACGTCCATACAAGAACACATTAAATCCAATGAACCAATTGTGGTGTAAGCTCCGTATTGCCAAATTTCTTTGGTATCAATTGCTTTAATTTCCCACGGCTTAGTATCATATGATGGTAAAAGTGTTGGTGGCATTAATCCATTGATAATCATTCGTTTTGCTAACATTGGGATATCAAAATTTTTAAGGTTGTGACCACATAAATAAAAATCTAACTTACCACAACGATTAAGTAATGATTGACAATTTTTTAATAACTCTTTTTCATCATCACCTGAGAATGATTGTTTTTTAATGTCACCATTGTCCATAACAAACGCAACACTAACACAAACAATTTTTGCAAACTCAGGTACTAACGCAGCTCTTTTTTCAAAAACTTTATCGGCAGAAAATCCGGCGTCTTCCGGAAATCTTTTTTGAAACCAATCAAAATATTTTTCAAATTGACTTGCAACATTAGGATTGCTAACTTTACACTCGGTATAGTTTTTACATCCACCAACTGTTTCAATATCAAGAAACAATATTTTGGTTAAAGGTATTTTTATCATTTTATTTATTAATTAAGGATTTGTACCACTCCGCTCTATTTTTTGTAACGACATTAAGGTCGTATTTGTCTTTCACGGTATTATATAATCTTTCACCCAATTCTTTAATCATTTCAGGGTTTTGAACTAATTTCTTAATTGATTTAGACCAATCACTATGATTTCTACTTTCAGGGATTAAAATCGCATTACCTTCTTCATTGAATTCTCCATTTTTTAAACAATGAACTAAATCAATGGTATATGGTCCAACTTCGGATGCAATTAACGCTTTCTTATAAAACCCCGCCTCAATAACTTTTAACTGAGATTTCATTCTATTAAAGATGTGATTTTTAATCGGAGCCAAAGATATGTCAAATTTTGAATAGTTCATAGCATAAGTTGTTACCGGTTTAGTCCAAACTCTAACATATGGTAAATCATTACCTGATTTGTATTCACCTTCTTTAAATTCTAATAGGAATTTTTTATAATCATCGTCAATTGTTCTGTAATTGCTGGTGAAAAATTCTTCATAACGAGCCCATACTGTTTCGTGAGGTAAAATCTCTCTTTGTTTTTGTTCACCTGTTTGTGGGTTAATCTCGGTAACAGTTCCTCTAGTATCAAACCCGCAAATAACATATTGTAATTTATCATTTATATCTTGATTTTTTTGAACAAAATCACCAAGTAATTCTAAGTCGTGTAAGTGGGAAGAACCTCCTAACCATCCTACTCTAATTTTATCAGAAGGCGGTGTCGGTTGATTAAATTGTAATTCTTTTGGATTAATAGCATTTGGGAATACAATAACATTTTTATTTAATTTCTTAATCTCATCCGCAAAAATGTCAGTAGTTGTCGTTACATAACTTGCAACTTTTAAATTATTTTTAATTTTTTCATCAATTTTATTTTGAACAATAATATTGTGTATTGGGTGTTCTTTGGTTGGTAACCAATAATCGTCAAGGTCGACAATAACAACAATCCCGATTGATTTTAACCATTCAATAATTCGAGGAGCCAAATCATAATCTATACCAATAGTTCTATGAGCGTGAACTATCT